CCATTCTTCCACCTTGTCACCGACTGGTCCGAGAACATCAATAGTGACTTCTTTTTTATAGAAATCTTGGTATCCGTCACGACCAGTCACAGACTCATGTGAGAGACGGAACCATTCAAAGGTGGTCTGAGCAGCACTTGGCACAATCGGGTCATACAATTCGATGGTGATTTGATCCCATATGGTCTTACCCTTATAGAACCATTGAAGATTGATGTAGTCCACCGTCTTACGCTCTTGAGTCCACTTCGGTCTGTCAGTCTTGCGGATAAGGTAAGTCGGAATGCCGTCAATATACATAAGGAAACGATTCTTCGTTTTCGGTTCCCATATAGTATAGAACATTTCATTATTTGTTAGTAAATCTGCCATATTATTTCCAAAAGTTGATTGTTAAAATTGTGCTCACAAGTATAAATAATACATTACCCCAAAAATATATTGACATTTTTTGCAGTTTATGATATATGTAATCTTGATGACAACATAAGAACCAAACACATAAAATATGGCAAGACCCAAAACATTACCATCTACAATAGACAAGATTTGTCCTGTTTGCAAGCAGACCTTTTCCGTATCATATTATTTGAGAAACAAGCGAACATATTGTAATAAAAAATGTGCGAACGCCGACCCCGATGTAAAAAAGAAGATTGTGGACTCTCAGAACGAGACGTTCACGGCTAAATATGGAATGCATCCAATGAAAACGGAACAGACAAAGGAGAATCTAAAAATGGCAGTGATGCAAAAATATGGAGTAGATTGGATTTCCAAATCGAAAGGATGGCACAATAAGGTAAAAGCGACGAAACTCAATATTCACGGTGTAGAAAATTATAATAATATTGAAAAGATTAAAAGAACTTGTATGGACAGATATGGGGTCCCGAATTATATGATGACGGACGAATACCTGGAAAAATATAAATCGACTTGTATGACAAAATATGGATTTCCACATGCTTCAATGGGAAAATGTTTTAAACTTGAGCACAATAAATCCATGTTTGAAAAATTTGTGATGCATCCAAATTTCATAAATTTTACTCCATTATTTACATTATCTGAATATAAAGGGGTATCAGTTCAAGATTATAGTTTTAAATGTAACCGATGCGGCACTATAAAATCATATTCTATAGATAATGGAAAATACCCATTGTGTCCGGTGTGCGACAAAAATAACTGCTCGACTTTTCAAAATGAAATTTATGAATATATAAGATCAATATTGCCGGATGGCACAGTTATAAACCTGAATGACCGCAAAATATTATCTCCAAAAGAATTGGATATTGTTATACCATCTATGAATATTGCCTTTGAATGCGATGGAATTTTATGGCACAGTGAGTTATTCGGTCATAAAAATAAGACGTATCATTTAAACAAAACGGCGGGGTGTATTTCCCGTGGATATAAATTAGTACACATTTGGGACAATGAGTGGCGAACCAAGAGAGAAGTCGTAAAATCGGTAATCGCATCCTTGTTAAATAATCCTACCAAAATAATCTTTGGGAGGAAATGTCATATTCAAGAAATATCACCCCAAGTTTGCGCCGATTTCCTAAATCAAAATCACTTGCAAGGAACTGACCACTCATCTATAAAACTCGGAATGTTTGATGATAGTGGCGATATGGTATCCGCAATGACATTCCTAAAATCGAGATTTGATAAAAAAATTCAGTATGAAATGGGTAGGTTTTGTAATAAGAAGGGGTATCAAATACACGGTGGGGCATCCAAACTATTTTCACATTTCTTAAAAAAATATACTCCATCATCCGTAGTGTCATACAACGATCGCCGATACTTCGATGGGCAAGTATATATTAATTTGGGGTTTAATTTCATGGGGAATACGTCTCCAAATGGACACTATATTATTGACAACTACCAATCTGTTCAGAGTCGAATATGCTGGCAAAAGCATAAACTCAAAAACAAATTGTCAACATTTGACCCGGATGTGTCTGCTTGGCAAAATATGCGAAATAACGGATATGATAGAATCTGGGACTGTGGGAACGGAAAATGGGTATGGAATATCCACTGATCATTTCCTCACGTAAGGTTCAATATACGATTGTGGAAATGGAAAGTAGGTTTTTAACGGGTCGCACCGACCTTCTTGCGGGTGCTCCGCTCCTGGAACCAAGCAATGTCCTGGTTATTGGCGGAATTCTGAAACAAGATTGATGTAATAGTTCTTCCATCACGCCATTTGTGAATTTCAGAATGTCCGTCTGCAAAAGAGAGACTGCCAGCTTTATTATGGTATGTGGCAGGAACATCTACAAAACTCAGATTGCCCGGCACATATGGGTCAAATCCGGCCATATTCACGGCATAGAAATCGTCATTTATGGTTCTGTTACTCTCATCGAGAAGCACGAAGATGTTTGCCGGACCGGGCCGGGTCATCGAGGACAGCTTGGGGTAACTGCAATAATTGTCGTCCCACAAACTACTTCCATCAGCATTTGCTCCAATGTTACATTGCATAGATACTGAACGTACAACTGGAGTTTTAATTGTCCCTTGAATATACATTGTCGGGTCTCCCGGACATTTGTATACTTTATAGTTGCGCCCGAGATAAGGATGCAACATGCCGTTCGTAAGCAGTGCGATATTGATGGAATCAGCGTTGGCAACACCATTATCGGCAATCCACCCACCATCGTTTTGCAGCCAGTTGCGCGACCCGCACACTTTGTCGTAGTTGTCATGCGCATACATGATCCAAGCCAGCGTGATCTGCTTGGTATTGTTCATGCAACTAATGCCTTTGGTCTTGTTCTTGGCCTTGGTCAGTGCTGGGAGTAACATTGCTGCTAAGATTGCGATGATGGCAATAACGACAAGCAGTTCAATCAGTGTGAATGCTTTTTTATATATATTATTCAATCACTTCCTCACGTAGGGTTCAATATGCTTATCCAGCAGGTTGTATTGATGCCCACCTTTATCAAACTTGACCCGATATACATAAGTAGAACCCTCTGCCCATTTTTGGAATTCATTGGGTTGTTCCTTGTGAGTTATTATACCTACCGTTCCCTTGGGAACTGCGATTTCCCCACGATTGTAGAGGTCAATGTCAATTGCTGCCCGAACCCGACTGCCAATCTCACCCGGCTGAATCAGCGACTTGTCCATCTGATAGATGTTGTTTGGGTCATAAACACACACTTGGTCGCCATCCAGAAGACGGTACATTCCTTTGCCATTATACCATACCGCCTCATACTTTTCTTTGAGTTGGTTGGTCAAATTGATGGTTGCCCGAAGACGTTCTCGTTGAATCTCGGGTAGGGTATTCTTAGTTCCGCCCCAATCGGTCCTCGTTCCGCCAAAGGTTGTGTCGGGAGAAATCTTGTAGTCATACCCATTTTCCATCCACCATTTCATCATGGTGCGAGGAGACCCAAAGTTGATTGTTTCCAAATGTGGGGCGTCAATGAAATAGGTTTTATTTCCTGCCAGTGTGCCGTGGAAAAACTTCTTGGCAATAGTCTTGGAGGTTGTGAAGTAAACTCCGAACCCAAGCATGTGAATTGGAGCAGGAATACCACCATAATAGTCACTCGTCTGAAATCCATTGACAACATCGCCGCTGCGGTCATTGCCTATGAAAACTTTAAATCCTTCTCGGTCAATCTTCTCACGACTATCCGACGTGGTGCCGTGATAAACAGGACCAAACATCTTCTTATCAATCGCAGTCTGGAGCGATATCTTTTTGACTTCTTCGGTTAACAATGATTTTAGAGTAATCATTATGCAGTTGTCTTGATGAATTTGAAAGCACTGATTGCGCCCTTGAGAGTGGGTTTACACTGATAGGCACGATGCGTATTACAAACATACCATGTCTTGCCGTTAATAATTGCTTTCCACACCGCAGGAGTTTTCTCTCCATTTGGTCCATGATGCCATGTAGCATCCGCTGACATAACCATCTGTCTTTCTTCATCAGCGAGCGGTTTCTTGTTCTTCTTGAGAGTTTTCATCTCCGGCGATTCGAGGAGAACTTCTTTCAACTCTTTTCCACCACCAATCTCAAAAAATTTGTTGAGTGATTCATATGCCGCACGAAGAATTTCATTCAAATGCTTAATCTCGTTCGCCCCATTTATGACATTTCCATATTGAATGATGCTGGTATAAATTGTCTCCAACTGACTAGGAATTTGGTTGAGATGTACCAGCAACTCTTTGGACACACGACCAATGGCTTCCTGTCTCTCAGGATGTTCTTGGGCAAATCGCATCGCCCATATCACAATCAATGATATAATCAGTGGAATTTTTTTGAAGATAAACTCCCCCGCCGCAACCCCATCGTCTCTATTGTTTTCACTGACGCTTTTTAAAAATGATTTGGATGCCTTTGCTAAAGACAAGACGCCATCCGTCAACTCCCGTTTAGCCTCGATTGGGTCACTTAACGACGGAACCAACCCCTCAATCTCATGATTAAGCTTGCCAATCATATCGGAATGACTTTGGGGATGGGATGGTACAGACTGAGCAATCTCAGTGATGCTCTCTTTGGGCATCTTTGGGGTTTTGGGAGCATCTTTGCTCTTAATACGCCATCGTTCGCCGGGAATGTGTAAGCGGTCTTCCTCGGGGATTCCTGCACCATATCCTTCGGCAATAGATTCATCTTGTTTTCCTTCCATTCGGTCCTCGGTTAAATCGTTTGCCTTCTTAAATTTTTCACCAGCCGGCGTTGCACTTGACGTTGATATTTTAGCATCTGGAAAGTGATTTTTAACTGTTTTAAGCAGCATCGTTCCAATTTTATTTCTCTGATATCCCGGTCTTACCGTTAGCATATTAATAAATATATTTTCTGAATTGGAATTTCCTTCTAATACGCCAAGAATATGTTCTGTGCCGGGTTTCTGATATTTCTTTTTCCATATATCAGTAATTGGATTGCCACCGGAATAAAACGAACCCTGTGGAACCATCAAATATGGAATCTTCCCCTCGGCCATCATTTTGGCAGATTCATCAGAATCCATAAAATAAAGTATGGTAAATCCCGGGTTAACAAATCCACCCGATTCCGAACGTATAAAGACAATGTTCCCCCTAACTTCTTCAACATCCATATCTCGAAGAAGCTTATCATTTGCCATAACTGTCTTATCATGTTTGGAAATCTGTGCCATTTCCATTACTGGTTTATTGATATATGCCATGCGTTTCTTCATCTCGGTATCGTATAGAATGAATTTTTTCATGGCACGGTCCACACCGGCAGGGTCTTCGTGGGTTTGAGCATATTTCAACAAACTGGCAGCCTTCTCACGCATGGATTTGAGATTGTCAAGAGTCATCATGTTGAATTTGGGATCTCCCTTATACAATGCCGATGGTAGCGGAAATTTGGAGTGAATATCCTTCTGTGTAACTTCTCCAACTTGCTTCAACCTTTTACGAATGTCTGACAGTTTATATTGTCCCTGTGGAATCTTACTGAGAATTTCTTGTGAAGATGGCATATCATAACCATATTTTTTCATGCTCTCAGGATTGCTGGAAAAATAGGTTTCGCCATCTAAAAATTCATCAACTTGAACATAGTTCTGTTGGGGGAATGAATCATCCCTTTGAACAATCACCACCAACGTATCATCGGTTAGATGTGCAAGGCGACTCTTGATAATATCGTCCTTGGCACTTCCCTCGACAACAGTCATCTCTTTATCATAGGTTGCAGTGATAGCGTCTTTCAACCCTTTGATGAGTCCACGGGCACGGAGAATCTTGAAGACGATGTTCTCAATGCTAAGTTCTCCACGAGTATCCAACCCATATTGACGGAAAGCATCAAGATACTTTTTCGCTTGTTTCATTGCTTCATGGTCATTGCTCTCAACTACCGCCGTAATGAATTTCTTCATCTGTGAATACACAGTTTGGATCGAAGTTTTATCAACGACCGGATTTTGATAGGAAGGTTGTCTTACCCACTTATCATTAACCAGCGAGTAAATGCCAGTGACATGTAGTTTTTGATCGGTTACATTCTGGATATTGATTTCAACCTTGTGCCCCATTACAGATACCTTGTGTTCACCATTCCATGCTACACCAGCAGTCTTTACTGCCTTCTTCGCAGTCTCAGGAGGCATTTGAAGTTGCCGACAATCAATGATAATGTGAACATCTGCATCACTGTCGGGCGTCCAGTTGTAATTGGCAGCAGACCCCATCAAATAGATGTCAATAATAGGTGCCTTGAAATTGGTCTTCTCATAGAAGTCATACGCCATTCGTAGAAGGTTGACTCTTACTCGTGGGTCCAAATGTTGATATTCATCCCATAGTCTTGGGCAAAGCGTATCGTTATAGACACGAACCGTCGCCTCGTCAATCTTGTCCATTGCCTGTTGAATTTCATCAACATTGACTGCCGACATTGTGCCACCGGGTTCTTGCTTGGAATATTTTTCCTCTCCCCCAATAGGAAGACCCGTTTCCTTACTTATATCGTCCCTATGCCTGTAGTCAAAATCAGGCTCAACCCGCTCCATTATCTGTGCCCATGTTTCAAGCGGCATCTCATTCAAGGTCTCGGAAATTAATTTTTGAAGGTCTTGGTTCATGATTATAAATATCAGTGTAGAAAGCGTTTTGCAATTTCGGCAAGACTAAAAGGACGAGAAATATCTTCCAACTCTTCAATGGTCCTTTTGAAATGTGTGGCGTTGTGCAGAATCCCAAATCCGCCCGCCTTATTCCATTGGTCAATCGTGACTCTCACATCATCCACTAAAATTCCGAGTTTTGAGGCATATTTCTGCTTGTTATGCTTCCCAAGGACTATAAAAACGTTGGACTGGTTCATGTCGGGTATATTCTTTTGCAGCCAGCGGCGTTTTCCCGCATCTACCATCTTACCCCTCTCAGCATCGGTAGTACCAGCGGAGGATAGAATGGCGACGTGTTCGAAGAGGTTCTTGGCGGCATTCCATAACTCTTGACCACCTCGAATCCAATCTAGGTTCGCCCAAAATTCCTCACCAGCAGCCAAATACTTGGCCCGAGCAGCCCGTTCACCCTCTTCATCGTTGGTTTCTTGAATGGTTTTACCATTGGACAGCTTTCTATAACCTCCATTGAAATCAACAAGAACGCCATCTAAATCCAGGTATAAAATGTATTCAGTGTTTTTCATCTATAAAAAGTTGACAAATCAAGTCGCTCCCTGTATAATTGATAGTACCAGAGATTATAAATAATATCAAATACAAAAGAAAGAAATGAAAATAAAAGAGAAAAGAGAAAAAAGAAAGAAATGAAAATAAAAGAGAAAAGAGAAAAAAGAAAGAAATGAAAATAAAAGAGAAAAGAGAATTGAGTATTGATCATTAT